CGATATGAAACATTTTAGAGAAGAAACAACGGGAAAGATTTGTGTATTTGGTTATAATACCTATATGTCTCTTCCAAAAAGACCTCTAAAGAACAGAGTTAATATTGTTCTTTGGGATAAAGCTGAAAGTATGGATTGCTTAGATGGAGCAATTACGTTTAGTGATTTTAATCAATTGGTAAGATTTATTAATATTCTCGCATCTCAATATGATGTATATATTTGTGGAGGTGCTGGGGTATATGCAGCATTTATTCCTTATTATGATTTAGTTGATGTTACATTTGTAGATGCAATCGATCCTGAAACTACTGCATTTTTTCCAGATTTAAAAGCAAATGGCTTCGAAAAAGTATATAATGAGCCGTATCATATTATAGAGGGCGTTGGTGGAACTAACGGATATGCTATTTCAAAGCAACTTTGGTCAAAACCTATAAAAGCAAATGAGGTAGAAGCAGATTATGGAAGATAATGTTACATATGACAGTTTAATGTTTGCTGATATTGCAAAAAACATTACAGATTGGGTAGAAGCTCGCAGAATAAGCACGATTTTAGCTAAAAAATGGAACAATACAAAAGGTTGGGGAAATCAACTTCAACTTAATGTAAATGCTGCTTTGACAGAACTAACTGCAATTGACTATATTAATAGCCCAGGCGGACAAGACATTATTAATAATATGTTAGATAACGCCGCAAAAGATGGTTTGATTTCATTAACTAGACGCCTTAGCGGTACCTATGTACTAAATGATTACCCAGCACCACATGATAGGCTGACTGCTGATGATAGTCCAAAAGATGCAACAAAATCTTCTGTAGATATTTTAAGGTCTTCTAAAAATAAATACGACCAAAATGCAGTTTGGAATATTGATATTAAAAATACCGCTTATGGATTAAACCAAACAGTAACATATTATAATGCAGACCTTGTTCTTTATTATGATCAAGATAAGGGACAGTTTAGGATTCGTGCCGCAAAGGTTGATGATAGAACAAAACGTTCGGATTTAATGAATGATTATATTGATGTCGGTAGTCCTATTAATCTTCCTGTTAGAACTGTTAGATTTATTTATGATGACCTCGGATTTCCTAAATTCGTAGATTTTAATGCAAAAGTAGACGTTAAGCCAGTTTTAGAACTAGCTACACCAGAAGCTGCCATTAGGGAAATTTTAAATCATAATATAGATTGGATGACTGAAAATGGCATTAATAACGATGGTACAAATAAATATCAATCACGAATTGATATTAACAATAAAATTCTAACTGACTTGGTTGAGGTATTTTCTGTAAGAGTTGAGCCTAAAAATAAATTTGCTTATACTCTTACACTTGTTTATTCTAATGAAAAACACGAGCTTCTTAGAACAATAATCCCACAAGCAGACAAAGGTATTTTAGATAAATATATTTTATAATGAAATTTTATATTACATATTTTTATAATATTAGATTTTTTACCCCAAATATGATTCCAGTAAGCACTGCTATTTGGGATCCAAAATGGATTAGAGATAAAACACATAATAATACACAATGCTGTTTAGATAAAAATAATGTATTATTAGGCATTAAAGAAGAAAGTTTAATATTTGATAAAACAGTCTTTGATACTATGGATGAGCAATGTCAAAAAGACTGCCCATATAAAGAGAAAATTCCTAATTGTCAGTTTATGATAAAATATAAGCAGCAATTAGATAAAATAGACTTTACCGGTTATCTATTACCAGAATTAAAACGAGTTGCTGAGGATGTTCGAAAAATAACTAACTATGAAGGTGAGCCAATAATAGTCTTGATGGTTCATGAACCTCCCACAGTCGCATGTTCTGAAAGACCTGTATTGCAAAAATTCTTTTTAGAACATGGTATAATATTAAAAGAGTGGTCAAAAGATTTAGTTGGGATGGTATTTTAAATGCTTTGGATTATATTTGGTTCATTATTAGTCTTATTTTGTGGTTTTATCTGTTTATCTACTTATATAGCCACAAAAAACGAATCTAACTGGCATGAATTTTATCAAAGATTCGATGAATCTGACGGACCATACATTTCAGAGGAAGCATTATACTCACTTATTATAAAAATAAAATATATTTCGGGAATACTTGCTTTGTTAGGCTTATTGCTTATTGTTCTCGGAGTTATTACTATAAAATAGTTAAAGGAGATTAGAAGATGGAAATCAAAAAAGTATTAACACTTAGTGAAGAAGACGAAGCAACATTAGTTGCAGCTGGACAACTTCTCGGAAACATCAACAAAATGTTTGAAAGCAAAGAAATCGATCAAATTAGTGCAGATACAGCACAATTAATTGAAGCTCTACAAACAGTTATTGAGAAAATTGTTAAATAATTTATGACAATAAGAGAAGAATACATTCACAGAAGATTACTTGAGCTTGCCCTCATCGCAGAAACAAGAGAGCTTGATATAGTCGAGCAAAACGAAGAAAGACGCTTAATGGAAGAGCTTAAGAAGATTTTAGAGGAAAATTAATGAAAAATATTTTAGATATAACAAAAAATCTTGGTATACCCAATGAATATGTTATTCCATATGGTTGGGACAAAGCCAAGATCGATTTAAAATACAAAGAAGAATTAAAAGATAGACCAGATGGTAAGCTAGTTTTAGTTACTGCTATTACTCCGACCAAAGCCGGCGAAGGCAAGACTACGACTACAATTGGCTTACATGATGGCTTAAGAAGAATTGGTGTTAACTCATTAGCTTGTTTACGTGAACCATCTTTAGGGCCTGTTTGGGGAATTAAAGGTGGAGCAGTTGGTGCCTTAAAGTCAACTATTGTTCCAAGTGATGATATTAATCTTCATTTTACTGGAGATTTCCATGCTTTAACCTCTACTATTAATTTAATTGCCGCTATTATTGATAATCACATTTATCAAGGCAATGAATTAAATATTGATCCAGATCGAATTGTTTGGAGACGTGCTCTTGACGTTAATGATAGAGCTTTAAGAAGCGTGACTGTTGCACAAGATGATAAAAAAGCAACTCCCCATCATGATGAGTTTGTTATTACGGTCGCTTCTGAATTAATGACTATTCTTACGATTTCTCAGTCTGAACAAGAATTCATGGATAGAGTAAATAAGATTTTAGTAGCTTATACAAAAGATGGTGAGCCAGTTTATTTTGGTGCTTTCAATTGTTCTAAAGCAATTCTTAAAATGATGAAGACTGCGATGAATCCTAATGTCGTTCAAACATTAGAAGAGAACCCTGTTCTCGTTCACTGTGGTCCATTTGCTAATATTTCAATTGGCGTTAACTCAATTAATGCTACAAAGTTAGCAATGAAGCTTGCCCCTGTTGTTGTTACGGAAGCTGGCTTTGGTGGAGACCTCGGGGCTGAAAAGTTCTTAGACATTAAATGCCAATTAGCCGGTATTCATCCAAATACAATTGTTCTAGTTGCTACAGCAAGAGCTCTTAAATTACATGGTGGAGTTAAGTTTGAGGACTTAGAAAAAGAAAATTGCGAAGCAATTAAGGCTGGTATTTGCAATTTAGAAAAGCACTATAATAATATGAAATTATATGGTGTTCCAGTTGTAGTTGCCATTAACAGATTCCCAAGCGACACAGAAGCAGAGCTTAAAGTGATTGGCGATTGGTGTAATGAACACCATGCTATTTGGTCAATTAATTCTGCCGCCATCGACGGAAGTATTGGTTCCGTTAATCTTGCGCAGAGTGTTAAAACTATTTTAGACTTACAAGAAGCTGGAAATACAGAATTAGCTGATAATTACAAACCATTATATGATATTAATGGTGATTGGTCTATCGACGATAAAATTGGCTATATTTGCAGACAAATTTATGGTGCAGACGGAGTTGAGTATTCTGACTTGGCTATTGAACAAATGCAACAATATAAAGAAATGGGTTATGGAAAATTCCCTATTTGCATTAGTAAGACTCCAAACTCACTAACAGACGACCCAAAAATCTTAGGAGCTCCTATAGGATTTAAGATTCATATTAGAGAAATTAGACTTTATGCTGGTGCTGAGCTATTAGTTCCACTCTCAGGTGCATTATTGCTTATGCCAGGTTTGCCTAAAGAACCTCGATGCCTAGATAAATTTAATTAAGGATATAATATGGGAAAACAATATACAAAGTGCGATTTTTGCGCATTTCATACAGCAAGCGGTTGCTCTGCTAGGCCAGATTCTCATTACTGCAAAGATGCTACTAATGAGTTTTATGCTTGGTTAAAAGAACAGAAGAAAAAGAGGAAATAGTATGCAAGTAATCAAAGATTATGTTGCTGAGAAAAAAGACCGAATTAGAAAAACTATTTCTGAAAATGATAATATTAAAATGGTTATCATTCAGTTAGGTCATGTCCCAGCAAGTGATAGATATGTAAGAAATAAAATCAAAGATGCAGAAGAGGTTGGCATTCTCTGTGAATTAGACAATCTTCCTGAAACTACTACTGAAGAAGATTTATTGAAAATCATGGATGGATTGAATCATGATAAGTCAGTTACCGGATATCTCGTTCAGCTTCCACTTCCTAAGCATATCAGTGAAGAAAAAGTTAAATTAGCCATTGCTCCGGATAAAGATATTGATGGTTTCCATCCACTATCTAAAACAATTCCTGCTACACCACTTGGAATCTATAATTATTTAAAAGACATGGATTATCAATTTCAAGGTAAAAATGCAGTTGTTATTGGCAGAAGTAATATTGTTGGAAAGCCAATGGCACAATTGCTTTTAAAAGAAAGTATGAATGTCACAGTATTGCATTCAAAAACTTTAGATGATGATAAGAGATTTTATTTAGCTAATGCTGATTTAATTGTTGTAGCTACTGGTCATATGCATACGCTTACAGCAGATTATTTATTAAAACCAGACGCCATTGTATTTGATGTTGGAATTAACGTTAAAGAAGACGGAAAGCTTACTGGTGACTGCGATAAAGACTTACCAGTTGCATTTCAAAGCCCAGTTCCTGGCGGATGCGGACTTCTTACGAGAATGTCTGTAATTGATAATTTAATTGAGCTTAGCAAATAAGCTCTTTTTATTTTTTGCTAAATTATACGAGCACGAAAATAAGGAGAGTTTTAAATGAATAACGTAACAGTTGATACAAAAAGAATGCGTATTATGATTGGTGCATTAGGTATGGTATTAGCATGGGCAGTTGCTTTAATTACATTATCTTGGCCACCATCAATTTCTGCAACATACTATGATTATCGCGCAGTTGGCACATTCATGGTAGTTTTAGGAAGCGCCGGAATTCTACTCATTAATTACAAAGGATATGAGAAAATAGATGATATTACAGCAACTATTGCTGGTATTTTTGGACTTTGCATTTGTGCATTTCCAATGACATATACCCCTGCTCCAGAAACAATTACTGGCATGTTCAATTTACCCTCAAATATCAGTAATATTTTTCATTGTATTTCAGCTTTTGGGTTCTTTGCCACGCTAGCTTTTATGTCATTTTTCTTATTTACAAAAACAAGCGGGGAAATGACTAAACAAAAGAAGATTAAAAATATCATTTATAAAGTTTGCGGTGTTGGAATGTTAGCATCATTTTTACTTATGCTTCTTCAATTTATTCCTGGTTTTGTTTGCTATAATTTAACTTGGATTGTCGAAGCTATTGCATTATTTTTCTTTGGAGCAAGTTGGATCGTCAAATCTGATGCATTCCCATTCTTACGCGATAATAAATAAGGAGTAAGTATATGGAATTTTTTGAAGCACTAAAAACATTTTTGATAGATACCAGAAACGAAGGCATAAAAGAAGTTGCTGGCACAGAGTTGACAGATGGCTTCTTTGCGTATAAAAAAGAGCTTAGAGGAAAGGCTTATTGGGTTATTACTGATATTGCAAGCGGAACTTCCATTCCAGGCGATTTCCCAACATTAAAGGCTTGCAAAGAATTTATGGCAAATGTGCCAGAAGAAATCAGACAGAAGATAGATTTTGCAAGAAGTACAGAGTCCTATAAAGTGCAATGTGAAAAAATTGCCGCTTATAAGCCAACACAAACAGAAGATTATGATTTCGATAATGCCTATGATGAATTAAGCGATTTATATGATGATACTATCGAGCAACTTCCTTTGTTTGAAAAGAAGAATAAAGGCAAAGATTCTTCTAAGCAATCTAATGATAATAACAAAAAAGATTGGAAAACATATTTCTTCAAATTTAATGATTTACGTGGGGTATCTCAGGTGTCAGAAGGCATTTTTAAGCCTCTCATTTCTGCAGAATTTATGGATGGTTTTTATAATTTTGTAGAGTGTTATGGCAATACTGAGGCTAATACTTTAATTAGCAAATTAAACAGAATAATTCAAACTTTTGAGATTAATGGAAGATCAAGACCTGGTGATTCTGAAAAAGTAAATGGAGTTGATCATCCTATTTATGAATTAAAAATTGGTGAAACAGCATCAAAAAAACCAATTAGATCATTGTATTTTATAAAGACGGATACAGATGGCGTTAAATATGTCATTTTTGCCAGCTTATTCGTTCATACAAATAAGAATCTTACGTCAGACGAGAGAAATTCTGGTAAAAATGCTTATTTGTTAGCAAATCCTAGAAATTAAAATTGTATAATATAATAGAGGGTTAACTATGGAAAACAATGAATATTTGAAAAAATTAGATGAATACCTTGAAAAAGGACTTACTATGGATGAAGCTGATGCCGTCATTTATGGTGATATGACTTTAGAAGAAGCTTTGAAAAAACATGCTTCTAAACCTCTTAATGAATCTTTTGAGGCTGAAGAAGTCAACATGGAAACATATGAAGACGCTGAAAAAATCATGAACGTTGTTCGTGAAATTACAGCAAAAGAATCAGAATAAATAAGCTAAATTAAATGTACGATGAGTGCATTGTTATAAGATAAAATATCAACGATATTTAACTTAAGATACCTAAAAGATACTAATGAAAAATAACTATTATTACATCTTTATATCTTGTTAAATATCGTCCGAATTTGGGCGATATTTTATTTTTATACTCAATTTGGGTTTGTACTCATTGTATAATAAAATGAAGACTATTGAAAAGGAAGATAAAATAATGCAATTTATTAAAACAAGACAAGTAAAAGATCCTGTTAGAGTAGTCGAAGAAAATGCTGGAATCGACATTTTTATTCCTGACAATACTCCAGAATTCGTAGCCGCTTTATTCGCAAAGAATCCTGGCTTATTCTTAGATGACCACGATGAAGTTCCAGATAAGACTTCCTACTTTAATCCGCTTTTAGGCGAAATTACGATTGCACCACATCGAGATATTATTATTCCATCTGGAATCAGAAGTAAATTTGGTCCAGAATTAGCATTAATCGCAAATAATAAGTCTGGTATTGCAACCAAGAAAAAACTTATTTTTGGAGCGTCTGTAATTGACTGCTCTTATCAAGGTGAATGGCATTTGCATTTGATTAATACTTCTGATGACTATCAAACAATCAGTTGTGGTCAAAAAGCAATTCAATTCATTCCACATCTAATTTCTACTGAGCCAGTCGAAGTTCTAGACTTGACACCAGAAGAATTCTATACAGAAAAAACATCTCGTGGAGAAGGCTGGCAAGGAAGCACAGGATTAAACAAATAAGTAAAGGAGGTCAAAGATGATAGAAAATTGCCCATATAAAGATAAATGTAATGGTATTAATTGCAACAAAGATTTTTGTATGCGTAAATATCGTCTAGATTGCCTTTATGACAATTCAAATTTAGAGGCTCCGCAGCGTATCCATAAAGTATTAAATACAGATGCAGATGGAACTGACTATCAAGAATTCATGCAGTTAGCTGAAATTGAAAAAAACATTGTTCAATTTGTTCAAGAAGGTCAAAATCTATATATTCACTCATATGTCTGTGGTAATGGTAAAACTTCTTGGAGCATTAGAATGCTGCAATCTTATTTTAATAAGGTTTGGCCTAAATCGACTTTCGGTTGTCAGGGGCTATTTGTTAGCGTTCCAAGATTTTTAATCGAACTTAAGAGTAATATCTCAAGCAAGAGCGAATATGTTACGTTTATTATGGACCGTATTTTAACGGCTGATGTAGTTGTTTGGGACGATATTGCAACAAAAGTCGGAACAGAATTTGAATTGAATCACTTATTAAATCTAATTAATATGCGTATGGATGCAGGCAAAAGCAATATCTTTACCTCCAATCTCGGTAAAAAAGAATTGGCTATGACAATGGGTGACAGATTAACAAGCAGAATAGCCAATAGATCGGTTGATATTGAACTAAAAGGAATCGATAAACGTCACCTTAATTTTGTCGGAGGAAATGATTAATGACATCTCAATTGCAGATTTTAAATAAAATCCTTCAAACAAAGGATTATGGAATTGTTGAAAATAACAACTTAACCGAAGATTTATTCTTTAATTATAGAGCAGAGTTCAATTATATTAAAACTCATGTAAATAAATATCATACAGTTCCAGACAAACTTACGTTTTTGGCTGTTTTTAAAGATTTTGATATTATCGATGTCACAGAGCCAGATTCATATTTGTTAGAACAATTATTTAATGATTATAATACAAGTTTCTTAGCATCGACATTCAATGAAATCAAGCAAATCGTTGAAAGTGGTAAGCCAGCCAATGTAGCTATTAAAATGCTAAGTGATAAAATGTCTACTCTAAGAACAAGCTCTACAATGACTTGCACAGATATTTTTCAGGACACAAGCCGTTTTGATAGATATCTTGAACGTGTAGCTAATAGAGATAAATATTACATTCCAACCGGTTTTGACGAATTAGATGCTTTAATTGGTGGTCTTGATGTCGAAAATGAAAACATGGTTATCGTAGCAAGAACTGGTATTGGTAAATCTTGGACATTGTTAAAGATGGCCGCCGCTGCTGCATTGCACGGCAAGACAGTTGGTATTTATTCAGGTGAAATGGCTGTAGATAAAGTCGGTTATCGTATCGATACGTTAATTGGTCATATTAATAACATAGTCATTACACGTGGCACAGATACATCTGCTAAGCTTCAATATAAAGATTATGTAGATAATGTTAATGCTATTGTTCCAGGAACTATTAAAGTTCTTACTCCTAATGATATCAATGGTCCAGCCACGGTTGGAGCCTTGAGAACTTTCATTGAAAGATATCACTTAGACGTATTGTTCATTGATCAATATTCACTACTTGAAGATGACAGTGGAGCAAAAACGACAAACGAAAAAGTCGCCAATATTTCCAAAGAAGTAAAAAATCTTCAAGTTATGAAAAGAATTCCCATCGTGTCTGTAGCTCAAATGAACAGAACTAAGACAGAAGATGGTGAGCAAGATACCACTCAAATTGGTTTGTCTGACCGTGTTGGCCAAGATGCTACCTGCGTAATTATGCTTAGTAGAGAAATCACTTGGGCAGATAAGGAAAAGACAAAAATCAAAGACAATAGACTTATCTTAAATATCGTAAAATCACGTGATGGTGGTACAGGAAAGATTACTTATTTGGCTGACTTCAATTATGGTAATTTCATTCCATTAGACCCAAGCAAAGAAGAAGACGAATCTCAATATTCTGAAGAAATCAGAGATTACGAAAGCTTGGATGCCCCAGTGTCTAGTCGTCCATTCTAATTATGATCACAATTAACAATCAATTAGTCTTACATACTGACTTGCTTGCGGTAATAAACAGGCTTAAGCTTGTGCTTACCAATGGCAAGTTAAAAGACATTCAAGATAAGTCGACAGATATCGTAGTAAGCTGTCCATTCCATTCTGGCGGTCAAGAAGAACACGGCTCATGTTTCATTAGAAAAAACGATGGAGTGTTTCATTGCTTCGGCTGTGACGAAAAAGGCAGTTTTCTAAAATTTGTAGCCGGTTGTTTCGGTGCTTCAGAGGATTATGCTAAGAAATGGATTCTTGATAATTTCAGTGCTGAGATAATCGAAAAGCAAGTCTTCATGGACGATCCAATTAGAATTGGCGTAAACCAAAAAACTCATGTTATATTAGATGAAAGCATTTTAGATAATTATCTAACTTGGACGCCTTATTTAGCACAAAGAAAACTTTCACGTGAGATCTGCGAGCTTTTTAAGATAAGATATGACCCTAAATATAGACAAGTCATATTTCCAACTTACGATATTAAAGGCAATTTGGTAATGTTGCCTAAAAGGTCTATAGATACAAAAACGTTCTACTTAGATAAGGACGTTGAAAAACCAGTTTATTGTCTTAACTATATAGTTAAGAATAATTATAAAACGGCTGTCATAACAGAAGGCCCATTCGACTGCTTGACAGGCTGGGAATACGGATATCCAACTTGTGCTACATTTGGAAAAATCTCAGACTATCAAATCAGCCAATTAAACAAGTCCTGCATTACAGTGCTATATGCAATGTTCGACAATGACGAAGCAGGACGTCGCTTTACCAAGACATTAAAATCAAAGCTTGATAAGCGAATCATTATTGTTGACGTCAAATTTCCTGACGGAAAAAAAGATATTAACGACCTAAGCAAGGACGAATTCGTAAAAATAATCAAAGAGGCTGCGAATTCATAATTGTAAGGGTTGTATAATATAACAAAGATACTTATAAAATATAAAGGAGAAAAATACATGTCACAATTTAAGTATTCAGATTATCAAAACGTTGTTGCGAAAGCTCAAAGTGGCTCTGCTTCAACTGCCGTGAAAGTCGGTTTCTTCAAACTTAAGAATAATGGCGATGAAGCCCTTGTTCGTATCAACGTTAGTTCTTTAGACGAACTTCAATTCGCAACTGTTCACCAACTTGGCGCCTCTACTAATTGGATGAAGATCAGCTGCCTCAATGAAGTTGGCTCCTATGCCGACACCTGCCCTCTTTGCAAAGCTGTCGCTGAAGGCAATACTGCTATTGGCAAAGCTGCTAAGAAGGTCTATGTCCAAATGTTAGTTGCATACAAAGATGCCACTACACAAAGTTTCTCAGTTGCAGTTCCAGTTATTTGGGAACGCCCTGCTGGATTCTCTCGTGAAATCGCTAATCTTTTAAGAGATTATGGCAATCTTAAAGAACATGTCTTCAAAGTTACCCGTAACGGCGAAGCTGGAAGTATGCAAACAACTTATTCTATTTCATACATCCCTCTATTCGATAAACCAGAAGCTGTTTCAACTGATTTCAGCGCATTCACTAACTTCAATATTGCTAAACATAGCTATTGGGAAAAGACCCTTGAAGAAATTGAAACATTCTTAGCTACTGGCTCATTCCCAGAAGTTCAAAAGGCATCAGCTGCTCCTGCAGCAACTGCTACTGTTGCTCCAGCCCCAGCTACTGTTAAGACTGAAGCTTCAGCTACAACCCCTGTTTCAGAAGCTCCTGTTTCAGAAGCACCAAAAGCTGAAGAAGCACCTGCAACAACTGGCAGACCTGCGAGAAACTTTAACGGATTCTCATTTTAATTAACCACAACCAAAACTATTATTTAGGAGGACTATTATGGAAGGACTTTTTGGAGCTGAATTTGATTTAGACATTACTAGTTCAAAGTCAGCAGTTAAAAAACTTGTTCAAAAATCGGTAGCTGCGAAAGCTTCCGAAACAGACACAGAAAAATTACTGAAGTCTAAAAAGCTCTCTATTCATGAACGTCTTGCTATCATTACAGAAAAAGTCATCAAGACATTAGGAAGACAGAGAGAAAATACAGTCGTCATTCGAAATCTTGATGACTTTTCTGCCTATATTGGTAAGGCAATCAAAGTAGGAAGAATCGCAGTCGATACTGAAACTAATAACAGCACTGACCCGGCAACTTGTAAAATCGTTGGTCTCTGTTTATACGTTCCAGGAGAAAAACAAGCGTATATTCCTGTTAACCACGTAGATGTTGACACAAAAATCAGATTGTCTTGGCAAATGACAGAAGCTGACTGTAGAGCACAACTTCAAAGGCTATTAGATAATAAAGTTTTCATTGTAATGCATAACGGCAAGTTCGACTATGAAGTCATCTTACAAACTTGTAAAATTGCATTGCCACCAGACTGGGATACCATTATTGCTGCTCGTCTTATGGACGAAAACAAGTATAGCGAAAAACGTACTAGCTTGAAATGGATTTATACAACAGAAATCGATCCATCTCAAACTAAATATGATATTGAAGGATTATTTGAAGATATTCCTTATGAATATGTAGACCCTGAAATCTTCGCATTATATGCCGCTACAGACTCTATGATGACCGATAAGCTTTACCTTTGGGAAAAGCCATTTTTCGACGGACAAGACAATGCCAAACTTAAAAAGCTTTTTAAGGGTATTGAAGAGCCAATCGTCGAAGTCACGGCCAAAATGGAATTGCGCGGAGTTTGCGTTGATCTTGAGTTTGGCGAAAAACTCAAAGAAAAATATAATAAGCAATTAGCTGAAATCGATGAGGCTATTGCTAAGGAATTAGAAAAATTAAAGCCTGAAATCGATAGTTGGAGATTGACTCCTGAGGCAAATGCAAAAACAAGAATGTATGTGCCTAAGAAGTCAAAGATGTCTCGTGAAAAAATCGAAGAAGTCTATAATCTAACTGATGAAAAAGGCGATAAATATAAAGAAACGAAACCAAAATCTGAACAATTAGGCGACCCTATTAATATGGCTTCGCCAGTTCAGTTAGCTATCTTATTCTATGACGTTTTAAAATGTCCTCAAGTAAGCAAAAAATCACCAAGAGGAACAGGTGAAGACGAATTAAAGGCTATCGTTGAAAAACGTCCAGACATTGCGCTTTGCCAATTAATCTTAAAACGTCGTGGCATTGTTAAGTTGATTACTACTTATATTGATGTCATCCCTGAGTTAGCAAAACACTGGCCAGACCACAGAATCAGATTTAAGCTTAATTCTATGGGAACCGATACTGGTCGTTATTCTTCAGGCGGTAAATGGAAATTCTTAGATGGCGATAAAGCTGTTGAAATCAGTGGAATTAATATTCAAAATATTCCATCTCATAATAAGGAAATTCGTATGCTTTTCAAAGCAAAGGTCGAGGAATCTACCATTAATGTTACCGCTGGTGAAGTATTTGAAATTCCAGAAATCTCTGAAATCGCAACTGTCGATGACTATAAGTTCGGCAAAGATTTAACCACAGACATTAGAATCGCTTTTGCAGATGGTAACAATACTCGTATTTCTTATCTTAAATATGATAAAGCTAAAAAGACTTATTTATTAGCTTTAGAGGATTCTGGTACAGTTCTATTAAGAACAAGATATAAATTAATTGGTTCAGACTATTCTGCGCAAGAGCCAAGATTAACCGCGTTCATTAGTCAAGACCAAAAGATGATTCAAGCATATGAAGAAGGCAAAGACCTTTATGCGGTTATTGCTCAATCTATGTATAATAATGAATACTGGGAAAATCTTGAATTTTATCCAGAAGGCACAGAAATCGAGCTTGATGGCAAAAAGATTATCTGTGGTAAAAAGACCCACTTGCACAAAGCAGGTAAAGAAAGACGTGCTTCTGCTAAAACAATGTTATTAGCAGCTACTTATGGTATGTCTGGTAAAACAGCTGGTGAGAGAATGGGTAAAACTGGAAAAGAAGGTGCTAAAGAAGGCCAAGAGCTATTAGATAACTTCTTTAACCAATTCCCAAGAGTTCGTGAAGAAATCGAAGCTTCAAAAGCTTCATTAAAGAAAGTTGGCTATGTTGAGGATTGGGCTGGTCGTCGTAGACACTTACCAGAAATCAACTTAGAACCATATAGCTTTGAATTAAAAGAAAACAAGAGCGAAGATAATTTCAATCCATTCTTAGTTTGCAAAAACAGGGTTACAGATTCTGATCCACTTATCGCAAAGTGGAGAGGCATTATGGAAGAAGCCATTGCCAAATCTCAAGACGCACAAAGAAGACGTTGTTTAGAAGATGGCAGAGAGTGGACACCAAATGATGAAGTAAGTAACCAAAAATACACAGATTTGGCAAAATTAGCCGAAAAAGATGGCGTTATCATTACCGCTAATACTGGTCGTAGGGCTCAAGCCGAAAGACAATGCTTCAATGCTCGTATTCAAGGCGGAGCTGCTTCCTTGACAAAGTTAGCAATGATTAATATCGACAGAGACCCAATTCTAAATGAAATGGATGCTCACTTAGTAATCACCGTTCACGATGAAGTCTTAGTTGAGTGCCCAGCACTTTATGCGGATGCAGTAGAACAAAGATTGCCACAAGTAATGATCGATACCGCAAAACCTTATATCAATGTGCCTATGAAATGCGACCCATACAACGTCTCTCACTGGTATGAAGATGAAGCCGCTGTTGCAATTCGTGAAGAATTCAAGAAGCTTGAAAAAGGCGACCCAGACCATGGCGTTCCTGCCCTTTCAAGAGATGAAGCATTAGCAAAGGTTTATGCAAAGCATCCAGAGCATGATAATGCTGTATTATATGATGTAATCGCAAATGAAGCTGATTTAAGTTTTTAGGAGGTTATCAAATGCAAATTAAAACAAAAGAGTTTCAAGAGGTTGTCAATAAGATTTTATTAGCTATTGATAGCCATGATAAAACTGCGGCTAATGTAGAATTAGTCGCAAAGCAATCAAGTTTATACTTGAATGTCACAAATAAAGAATACTATGTGGCAGTTAAGTTTCCAATTGATGGAGAATTAACCGACCCATTTAGAGCAGTAGTTGATGCCTCTTTATTCTTATCGCTTATTTCTGGTTTAACCACAGAAACATTTGACTTGAATATCGTAGACAACAACATTGTCATTACCACTGGCAAGAGCAATTATAAAGTGGCTATGATTTATGAAAATGATAAATTAATGGAATTGCCTGTCATTCACATTAAGAACAAAACAGTTGAAATGACAATCAGCAATGATATTCTAACAAGCATTATCAATGTAAATAGCAAAGAAGTCCAAAAAGCGAAAAGCATTGCTGACGCTACAGAACTTCAAAAGCTATATTACATCGATGAAACAGGATGTTTCACATTTACAAACAGCGCTTGTTTAAACTCATTTACTTTAGAAAAGCCCGTAAAACTCTTATTAAATGACAGAATTATTAAATTATTTAAATTATTTAAAGAAGATGTTTTATTCAGTTTAGGTCAAGACCCACTTCCAAATGGAACTATTAGAACCAAAATGGTTATGGAGACTGAAAATGTTTACTTGGCCGCTGTTATTACTTGTGACGATGTATTGCTTAGCAAAGTCCAAGCACCTTGTATGGCTACAAAACGTTATGTCAAAGAAGCATATGATTATAAAGTAGTTGTTTCAGCAACTGCATTATCTGCAGCTATTACAAGACTTATGGCTTTCCATAAATTCAATAAGAGTGGAGAAAAGCCAAATATGATTTATCTACCAGTCAGACTTTCTATTACAGCTGATGACATTACCATGATTGATAAGTTTAAAAACTCTGAATCGGTAAATACCGAAAACGGCAGCTATATCGAAGGTGCTTATGACCTTTATGTAAATATTGCTGATGTTAAATCAGTATTAGATTCTAGTAAATTAGAACATATCACATTGAATTGTGGTAACAGACGTTCCATGGTAATTACACGCGGAACAGTAAGCAACTTAATTCCAGAGTTAGATAGAAGCAAGGTGAATTTCTAATGGCTGCTAATCTTGGTAAAAAGTTTGAGGAACATTTTAAGATGGATTGAAAAAAGTGCTTTCCAGGCACTTTTATCTATCGTATCCCAGACCAAATTACCGGTTATAAGGATACAAGTCAAAACCCTTGCGATTTCTTAGCATTTAATCATGGTATACTCTGGATGCTTGAATGTAAAGAAACACAAGAAGGTACCATTAACTTCTCTAAGATTCCTCAATTAGACCGATTAAAAGACTACATCGGAATGGAAAAAGTAGAGCAGTATATCATAGTTTGGTATAGCAAACATGATAAGGTAATCGCATGTCCCGCATCAGAAGCTTTAAAGATGAGAGCAGACGGACATAAGTCAATAAGCCTTAAAATGCTTGCCGATAAATCGTATAATATAATAGATGTTCCATCAACAAAATTACGTGTTTTTATGGAATCTGACTATACTTGTTTAATAAAGGATGAATAAATTATGGATAAAAAATTAGAAGATGCATTAAATAGCGTAGAAACTACTTACGGTGACTTAGTTGAGATTGCTAACAATATGTTAGAGCCTTTATTTAAACCTATTAATGAGCTTGTTTCTAAATTAAACGCAACTATTCATACCTTAACCATCGACCAAATTCGAGATTATATCTTAGACCTTCAATTAAAGGCATTTAGTATCAGCGAAATCAAAGAAAAAGCTGCTTTAAAAGCAGAACTTGCTGATGCTATTCAAAAAGAAAGATTCGCTGTTAGCTTCAATGGTTTAGAGGGTTCTGCTGCTGTTAAAGATAAACTAGCATTAGTTGCTACCTCTGCCGAAACTGTCGCAGAAACATTATATAATCTCGTTGCTAATTTGCTTAAAACAAAGCTCGATCAATGTCATAGACTTGTAGATGCCATGAAGAGCATCTTGATGTCAAGAATGCAAGAAACTAAATTCATGAATGTAGGTGGAACTCCTGACATTCCTGGAACTACAAATGGTCGTGTTATCTTAAACGAGGGTAAATTCTAATTATGGCAATTCAAAAAGCATATAAAGCAATTGGTAAGGCTCGCCAACAAAAGATGAGAACCGCTATGAAGCAAAAAGCTAGAAATAGCGCCGCCAAGAGCGAAAGAGCTAGAAAGCGCTTGCGCAAAAAAACTTGGGGATTTTAAGGAGATGATTTTATGGGCACATTAGCAGACTTAGCAAAAAAACTTAACAAAGAATACAAAGATAATAACTTAATGATTATTAGTGATATCAAGCCAGATTACGAAAGGCTACCAACTAATGCATTAGGTTTAGACTATATTTTAGGCGGCGGCTTGGTTTTAGGCCGTTTATATGAATTCTCCGGTTTATTCCATTCTGGTAAGACCGGTGCTGCTTGCGTTGTTTTAGCAGCATATCAAAGAGCTTTCCCTGATAAGACTTGCGTATTCGTCGATGCAGAACATACGTTAGATCTTAGATTCTGGGCTAAAATGACAGGCTTAGACTTATCTAAGTTATATTATGTTAATCCAAATGGACAATCAGGTCAGCAAGTATTAGACATGATTGAAGAAATACAAATGGCAGATGACGTCGGAGCAATCGTTCTTGACTCACTTCCTGCTTTGATTCCTTCAGCTGTTTTAGAAAGTGATTTGACAAAAGATGCTGGTATGAGAGCAACAATGGCAAAACCATTATACCCATTCTGTGCCAAAATGGCAGAAATGGTTGCTCAAAAGAATAACATCTTTATTATGATTAACCAAGTTCGTGATGGTGGTAAGACATTCACTGGTATTCAACTATATAAAGAACCATGTGGTATGGCCCCAATGTTCTACTCTTCAATTATCGTTCGTTTCGGAACTCGTAAGTTCACATTAGAAGACAATATGGACTACTACAAACAAGGCAAGGACCCAGGTGAAGGCGCAGACGGTTTCCGCTTAGTATTCAAGATTATGAAGAACAAATGTGGTTCATGTGCTCGTGGCGGTGGATTCCTAACATTCCGTTATGCTACAGGCCTTGACTGGATTAACGACTTATTAGAAATTGCCTTAGGCTTTGGATTCATTCAAAAGAATGGCTCATATTGCACTCTAATTAACTTAGAGACTGGTGAAGCTTATACTGACGAAGATGGCAAAATCCTAAAAGGCTATCAAAAGGATATGGTCGCTTATATCAAAGCCAACATTCCATTCCAAAC